TCCGGCTTGTATGGCCCAACTATGGGCGGCGGCAATCTCGCCAGTGGCCTTTCCCTCGGTTCCGCGCTCATGTACGGGGGCCTCGGTTCGCTCGGGTATTCTCTGCTCGGCGGGGCGTTGGGGCTTCCCCAGAACAAGTACAGCGGCATTACCAGCGGCCTTGGAGCGGGGCTTGGCGCATGGGGCGCCAGCGCCGCGTTGTCCGGTACTGCCCTTGGCGCGACGCTCGGCAGCGCGGTGCCTGTTGTTGGCACGGTGATCGGCGCGGCCCTTGGCGGGCTGGCATCGTCCCTGTTCGGCGGCGGTCGACGGACGCACGCCAGCGTGTACGGCAAAATGGAGGACGTGGGTTTTTCCCGGGACCAGCAGACCTACATCGACGCCTTTATGGGCGGGGCTTGGTATGACCGGGCCGGGAAGAAGGAGGCCGAGCCGTTCGCGCAGGGTATCGCCCAAGTCGCCAGCCAGACCGCCGGGAGCCTTTTGGATATTGCCGGGGCGCTGCCTGAGCAAATCCGCCAGCAGGCGCTGTCCGGTCTGAAAACTTCCACATGGTCCGCCGGGCGGGGCGTTTCCGGTGCATCGTGGAACTTCCAGTGGTGGAAAGAGGGTATGGGCAAGGAACGGCTTGAGGAAGCCGCCAAGGACATGCGCAACCAGATGACCGCCGTGGCGCAAAAGGTGTTTGCGGACGCGGGCATCTCGCAGTTCTTCGATACGTTCGACGTCACCACCGACGAGGGCTTGCAGAAGGCGTCCACGGCGCTTTCCGCCATCAGCGCGGTGAAGAGCGCGACCGACGCGATCAAGAGCCCGCTGTCCGAGATGGAGCAGCAGGCGCAATCCGCCAAGGCACAGCTCGACGCATGGACGCAGGGCATGAAGGATTCCGGCGTGAACGCGCAGTACGCGGCGGGGCTCATCAATGAGTACCGGAACGCCTTCATCAACGACTACATCAAGACGCTGGACGAGTCGCTACACCCGCTTTCGGCCTACGAACAGGCCATAAAGAACGCCAATGAGGCCGTGGACCAGCGCAAGAAGGCGCTTGAGATCATCGGGGCGACGGAATCGCAGCTTGCGCAGGTGGAGGCTATGCGCGCCGAGGTGGTGAAACAGGCCACTGAGGAAATGCTGCGCTCGTTCGACCAGTCCGTCGCGCAGCGGTGGGCGGCTGTGAACGGCAACAGTGACGAGGTGGGCCGGGCTATCTCACAGGCCAACGAGCTGCGCGAGACGATCCAACAGTTCGGGGAAGGCTCCGCGCAGGTGGCGGAACTGTTGAAGCTCCACGCGGCGGAGACGGCGAAGGCCGCGCAGGACGCTGCGAAGTCAGAATACGATTCGCTCAAGGCGCAGATGGACGCGCTGGAACAGCAGCGGGTCCAGCTTCAGCAACAGGCGATACAGGAGCAGATCAACGCCATCAACGAGCAGCTTTCCGCCGCGAAGACGCTCAAGAGCACATGGGAAGGGCTCGACAAGAGCCTTGGTCAATCCCGGTACAACCTGTTTGCCGGGAGCGCCAACCTTGACGCGGAGAACCGCCTCGGCACGGTGCAGGCCGAGTTCCGGCGGCTGTCCGGTCTTGCGCTTGGCGGCGACTCCGACGCGGCGGGCCAGCTTGCGGGCGTGGGCAATTCCCTGCTCGACCTCGTGAAACAGACGGCGGGCACGGAAGAGGAATACCTCGACGCTTTCTTCGCGGTGAACGCACAGTTGAAGTCCGCGCAGGACGCGGCGGGCGCGCAGGTATCCGCAGCCGACAAGCAACTTGAAGCGCTGCAAGGCCAGCTTGATGTCCAGAACGCGGCGCTCAAGCAGCTTCAGGGCCAGAGCGCCACGCTTGAGGAAATCGAGAAGCAGATTGCCGAGTTGAAGCCGCTTTTGGGTGCGGCCGGCGACAAGGCCGGGGTGAAGGCGTTCGCCCGTGGCGGGCTCGCCATGCCGGGATGGTCCCTTGTGGGCGAGGAAGGGCCGGAACTGGTGAACTTCTCGCAGCCGGGGCGCGTCTACACGGCGGCGGATACGGCGGCGCTGTTCCGCAGCGTGACGCCCCGGGCGGCTGACACCGATTCGGGAAGCCGCGAGGAAGTCAAGGCGTTGCGGCGGGAAGTCTACCAGCTTCGCCGGGACATGCTCATTTCCATGTCCGAGATCGCCAGATTTTCCCGCCGCACGTCCGACATGGTGGAAGCGTGGGACGCCGAGGGGATGCCGGGGGTGCGGGCATGAAGCTCATAGAGCCGCAGACCATCCGGTTGCTGTCCAGCACCGTACCGGAAAACGACGCCCCGGCGTGGGACGCGGACACAGCCTATGAGATCGGGGATTCCGTCATTCATGAGCACAGGGTCTACAAGGCCGTGGCTGACAGCACGGGTAAGCAGCCGGATCAACACAGCGAAGGGACGGACGCGGCATGGCGGCTCATGGGGCCGACGAACCGTTACGCAATGCTCGACCAGTACGTGTCCACGCAGACGGTCGCGGCTGAGGACGTCATGACGTTTACGGTGACGTTCAACCGCTGCACGGCGTTTGCGCTCCTGAACTTCAAGGCTACCAGCATCCGGGCCGAGGTACGGGACGGCGACGGCCTCGTCATGTACGACCGCACGGTGAATACGCTGAAAGACGTGGACGGCTACTGGAAATACTACTTCCTGCCCCTTGAGCGCATCGTGGATCAGGCCGTGACAAACATTCCCGTCTCTCCCGTGGCGACGCTTGAGGTCACGCTCACGCAGGAGGGAGGCCCGGCGCTCGGGCAGGTCATCGCGGGGCAGTCGTGGCCCATTGGCACGACGCAGTACAATACCCGGCTCGGCATCCGGGACTATTCCAGAAAGGACACCGACGAGTTCGGCAACACGCGGCTGGTCAAGCGGGCCAACGCCAAGCGCACGAGCCTGCCCTTGTACCTGCACCCGTCCCGGCTTGACAGCGTGCGGGAAATCCTCGCCCGGATGCACGGCCTTCCCGCGCTCTGGCTCGGGGACGACAATGAGGGCATCGGCTCCTACCAGTCGCTGACGGTCTGGGGCTGGCTTGAGGACTGGAACGCGACCGTCATCGGGCCGAACGAAATCAGCATGACCATTGACATACAGGGGTTGAAATAATGGCAGTAAAGCAGCTTCCCAAGATTTCGGATCTCCCGGAACCGCCGGACAGACTTGTGGGCGATCAGGAACGGTTTGACGTGCTGACGTTCAACAGCCTGAAAGCGCAGAAGAAGATGGTCAACGAGGATCTGAACAAGACGCTGATCCCCGCGCTGAACGAATTTGCCGTGGATGTGAACGCCAGCGTCGACGCGGCGGCTCTGAGCGAACGGAACGCCCACGACTCGGAAGAGGTGGCGAAAAGGAAGGCGGGTGAAGCCTCGGGCTCGGCGGGGGCCGCAAAGGTTTCGGAAGACAACGCGAAAGTCAGCGAGACGAACGCCCTTGCATCGAAGAACGCGGCGGCCCTTTCCGCCGAATCCGCCGAAGCCGACCGCATAGCGGCGGAAGCGGCCCGCGACGAGGCGCAGGATCTCGCTAATGTCGGGTATGCGTCGGAAAGCCGCGCAGGGCTGGCGAAGGTCGACGGGAAGACCACGCAGGCCGCTGCGGACGGCGCGATCACCGTGAAAGACGTGGCGATTGGGGGGAACCTTGAGGATCTTGCGAGTGCGCGGGGGCAGATTGGTGACTATCGCACCAAGCTTCCTGCAGGGACCGATCTGAACGATATTATCTCATCCGGCACATACATTGTTTACTCCGGAAACTGTACCAATGTGCCGATGAATGGGATGGACGGATATTATGTCCTTCGTGTGTTCGGCGATGCTACAAACCCCAATGCGGCGGTTCAGAAAATCTACTCGCGTATGGGTACGGCGGGGCCTGAATGGTCGCGCCGACGCATAAGCGACGGCACATGGCAGCCGTGGCAACAACTCGTTCAGACAAACTATATTGGTGATGGTATTAAGATATCGCGCTCAAAAGCCCTTGCTGATGGTACGGGCGGACTGTGCATTATCTCCGTACCCGAAATGCAGGGCGCGACGATATCGGCAGCCGGGACAAGCGGCCTTGTTCCGCCCGCAGCCGCCGGGCAGCAGGAAAGCTTCCTGACCGGAGGCGGGGAGTACAAGCCAGCGCTCACGAAGATTTCGGACAGCGTGAACTTGGCGGACTCGAAGATGGCGGCGTCCGCGAAGGCCGTGAAGACGGCCTATGATTTGGCTGCTGATGCGAAACAAAAGTCCAATACATCTGGCACTGCCGATTATGCTAATGGTCTTCGTGGAATACCGCTTCAATGGGTCGGGAGGGGTGCGAGCCCAGAATTTTTGTTGGGAAGGCTTGGACAAGAACCGTTTGATGCTTTTCGACCCATGCATATAGAGGGTGTTGGAAGCGCCAAAGCATGGAAAGCTCAAAATTCTGGAGGAAACTATGTACTCTATGATGAAATACTAGGCGAGAACCCCACATATATTATGGGGTATGCACTCAATGGAATATTCAAAATATATACAACGAGCGCATTAAGCGTAAACTACGCCAACAGCGCGGGCAGCGCCCCGGCGAACGGAGGAACCTCATGGGCAACGGCCGTGATGCCCAATGTTGCCTTTGTTGGGCGTGACGGCGCCATTCCGAATGGAGGGACATGGCTTTACATCTATATGCCCTATGATTCCCATTATCTGCGTGGCGTTACCTTGGCTGGCGGTGCCACTGCCCCATCCAACGACGGCGGCATCGCCATAAGGGTAGCTTAAGGGGAAGGAAGAAATATGTCTGAGTATAAGACCATAATCCATCGCGTGGCTGACGATTCATACGTCATCACGAAGAACGGTATGCCCTACCACGTCTACCCTTACGCCGCCGAGTTCGCGGAAGAATGGGACGCCGTGTTTGCCTATGCCGAGGCGCACCCCGAATGCGTGGCCGAGGAACAGCCTTACGTCCCGCCCGTGCCGACACTTGAACAGACGAAAGCCGCCAAGCTCTCGGAAATCAACGCGGCTGCGGACAGGGCCATAGCCACACTCACGGCGACCTATCCAGACCGGGAGATCAGCACGTTCGACAAGCAGGAATCCGAGGCCCGCGCCTATGCCGCCGACCCTACGGCTTCAACGCCGCTTCTTTCGGCGTTGGCGCAGGCACGGGGCATTTCTCTGCCCGACCTCGTGGAGCGGGTGCTCGCCAAGGCCGACGCCTTTGCCGTGGCTTCCGGCTCCATCATCGGCCAGCGTCAGGCACTGGAAGATCGGCTTGATGCATGTACGACGCTGGAAGAGGTGCAGGGCATCACCGTCAACATCTCCATGCCAGGCGGGGGAGAAGCATGACCTACGGAAAGCGAACGTTGATCGCCGTCGACCAGCTCCTCAATACGCTCCTCGGCGGCTGGCCGGACGAAACCCTGTCCTCGCGCTGTTACCGTTGGGCGCGGGACGGGGTGAGGGCATGGCCCCGCAAGCTCGTGGACGGGCTGTTCTTTTGGCAGAGGGAACACTGCAAGAGCAGTTATGAGAGCGAGAGGGAGGGGAGGCAGTCGCCGCCGGAGTTGCGGCGCGTGCCCCCGGAAGCGTAATAGGCATAGAATTTTGGCAGAGGCGGGGGAGTTACGAGCTCCCCCACCGGCCCGGCGATGAAGCGCCGGACCACGGCCCCACACGATAAGGACATATCGTGCGGAGTTTCCGCCAGTGTTCGTGCCCATTCTACGGGGCGCACGAAGGGTAACAGGCGGAACGGCGGGGCGCAAGACAGGACCTAACTCAGTGACGACAGGAGCTGAACAGAATAAATGGCAGGATTGGACGTTTCAGGGATTTGCCCCGGAATTTGATTGTATAAAAAGAAAACCTCCCGCTAGGCGGGAGGTTCCGAAAAGCTTACAGCTTTGCATATGTTATAAAAACTCCTTTTGATTTGTTAGTAAAGCTTGCGGTCTGGCAACTGCAAGCGGCAACAAATCAAAAGGAGGTCACAATGAGTGACGTTCAAAGTTTAGCCCACACAAAATGGAACTGCAAATACCATGTGGTATTTGCCCCCAAATATCGCAGACAGGTTTTCTATGGGGAAAAGAAGCGTGAGATCGGCGAGATATTGCGCAGGCTTTGTGAATGGAAAGGAGTGACAATTCTCGAAGCGGAATGCTGCCCGGATCATGTACATATGCTGCTGGAGATACCACCCAAGATGAGTGTGTCGGGATTTATGGGGTATCTGAAGGGTAAAAGCAGCCTGATGCTGTATGAACGATTTGGCGATCTGAAGTTCAAATACCGCAATCGTGAATTCCGGTGCCGGGGCTACTACGTGGATACGGTAGGCAAGAACAAAGAGAAGATTAGGGATTACATAAAGAAACAGCTGGAAGAGGATAAACTGGGTACGCAGCTTTGCCTTCCCTACCCGGGTAGCCCGTTTACGGGCCGCAAGTAACAGAAATGCCGATGCCAGATTCGCTATGCGCCTGTTAGGCGCTGCCGGTAACAGAGCCTTACAGGCGCATATGAAGAACCACCGGCTAGGCCGGTGGGTTCCTTTTATCAAAAATTGAATAAGGAAGAACAACAGATAATCGAAGAAGCGTGCCATCTGAGGCTTCTGTCTCTGGAGCGGCGACGTGAATATATGGGAATGCCCGTTGAAGCCCACGCGTAAACCGTTTTGACCCATGCACGGAAAAGTTTGTATTATCGTATGCGGCATAGGAAATGGAACATGCTGACGAGACAGGCGAAAAAAAGGAAAAGAGTCGCCTCGGGAAT